GCTGTTTTAAATTTTGGTGGAGACAAAACTGCAACTGCGGGAACTTTTACAATTCAGTTTCCAACGTTTAATTCAACAGCAGCAATATTAAGAATTAGTTAAGGAGGGTGCATGGCTCTTGTCATTGATGATAGAGTTAAAGAACAAAGCACCTCAACTGGAACTGGTACAGTTACCTTAGATGGTGCTTCACAAGACTTCGTAGGATTTGTCGGAGGTATTGGTGCGGGTAAAAATACATATTACTGCATTACTAATACTGGATCCGATGAATTTGAAGTTGGAACTGGCGTTGTTAACGCAGGTATTACTTTAACTATTACTGTTGTCAATCCAGGCAGTGGTAACAAATATTACACGGACGGGAGTTTACAAACTACGATTAATTTAGCTGAGGGTGTTACATATACTTTCAATATGGATGACTCTTCAGTTGATTCACATCCGTTAAAAATTTCAACTACTGCAGATGGAACACATGGTGGAGGGTCAAGTTATAACACAGGTGTAGTTTATAAATTAGATGGAAGTGCTGTTACTGAGTCTGCTTACGTATCTGGTTTTGCTGCAGCAACTACAAGAAGATTAGAATTAACTGTAGCTGCTTCTGCACCAACATTATATACGTACTGCCAATACCATTCTGGTATGGGTTATGCTTTGACTACAACAGGCACAGGCACTTTATCAAGAGTTACGGTTATATCTTCTACTAATTCAAATAATTTAGTAAATTTTTCATCTGGCACCAAAGAAGTTTTTTGTACAATACCATCTAATAAAACTATTTCACCGGTCATGGAAGCTACAACTTATGTAGTTACACATAATTCAACTTTATCTGAAGATCAAACTTTAGACTCTGGAGTATTAGCGGGACCGGTTACAATAACTGCAACACAAACAATAACAGGAACATTGGTAGTAATTTAATGAGTAAAATAGAAGTAGACGCAATAGATAAACAAAGTGGTTCAACCTTAACTTTAGGTGGATCAGGCACAGCTGTAACTTTAGCTAGTGGTGCTACTCAATCAGGTTTTGGTAGAACAGGAACAGTTGATTGGCAAACATCATCTATTAAAACTGCAACATTTACTGCAGCAAATGGCGAAGGTTATTTTTGTAATACAACAGGTGGTTCTTTTGAAGTAGATTTACCAGCAGGAAGTGCAGGAGCAATAGTTTCAATACAAGATTATAATAATACATTTGATTCAAATAAATTAACAGTTGATCCAAATGGTTCAGAAAAAATTAACGGTGGAAGTGCTGGAGATCCAGTAACATTATCTACAAAGGGTTTAGGTATTACTTTTGTATATATAGATGCAACAGTTGGTTGGAGATCAGTTCAAAGTAATGAATTTGCAACTGCAGGTTCAACTTTTATTGCTGCTACAGGTGGTAATAGTGTTTGCACTGTTGATACAAATTTTAAAGTACACACTTTCACAAGTCCTGGAACATTTTGTGTTTCATCAGGAGCTGGTACAGTTGATTATGTAGTAGTTGCTGGTGGAGGAGGAAGTGTTTATGATAGAGGTGGAGGTGGCGGTGCTGGAGGTTATAGAGAAGCTAAAACTGGTAATAATGGTTCATATACAGCATCACCTTTAGCAAATCCAACTGGAGTACCACTTTCTCCAGGTCCATATTCAATCGTAGTAGGTGCAGGAGGTGCTGCAGATAATTCAATTCCTTATGATGCTGGTAGTCCTGGTTCAGTTTCAAGTTTTTCATCAATAACATCTGCAGGTGGTGGTGGAAGTAGAAGAACAGCACCTCAAAATGCAGACAATGGTGGTTCAGGTGGCGGAGGAGGATATTCATCTAGTACAAGTGGAAATGGTGGTTCAGGTAACACACCACCAGTAAGTCCACCTCAAGGAAATGATGGAGGTAATGCTGCTTATCCAAAAACAGGTGGTGGTGGTGGTGCTACTGCTGCAGGAGAAAATGGTTCAGGTCCAAAAGCTGGAGGTGCAGGTGCAACATCATCTATAACTGGAAGTCCAGTTGCTAGAGCTGGAGGTGGAGGAGGAATTGCTTCAGGTTCAGGTGGAGTAGGCGGAGGTGGAAATGGAAGTGCAGATTGCAGTCCTAATACACCAGGAGGTAATGGAACAGCTAATACAGGTGGCGGAGGAGGAGGTGGTGGCTCTAATGTCGGTGGTGGATCTGGTGGTAGTGGAGTAGTAATAATAAGGTATAAATTTCAATAATTATGACAAGTACAATTAAAGTAAATACGATTAAAGATACAGGCGACAACAATATGGTTGTTAAGTGTGGAAGCACACTAACACTTGGAAAATCAGGTGACACAGTTGCTATTGCATCAGGTGCTTCAACATCAGGAATGGGAAGGACAGGAACAGTTGATTGGCAGACATCAATTAAAACATCTACAATTACAGCTGCTAATGGAGAAGGCTATTTTGTAAACACAACAGGTGGAGCTATAACTGCTAATTTACCAGCAGGAACTGCTGGATCAATAGTTGCTTTTAAAGATTATTTAGGAACTTTTGATTCTAACGCTTTAACAATTGCAGCTAATGGTTCTCAAAAAATTAATGGGGATGCTTCTATAGATTTAGTAGTTGACACAGAAGGTGAGTCAATTACTTTAGTTTATGCAGATGACACTCAAGGTTGGCTAGTTGTTAATGATGGAAATAACGATGCAGGATCTCAAGCACGATATATAACAGCTACAGGTGGAACAATTACGACTGTTTGTACAAATTTTAAAGTTCACACATTTACCGGTCCTGGTACTTTTACAGTATGTTCTGTAGGTAACGCTGCAGGATCAAATACAGTAGATTATTTAGTAATAGCTGGCGGTGGTGGCGGTGGTTATTGTATGGGTGGTGGCGGAGGTGCTGGAGGTTTTAGAGAATCTTCTGGTACAGCGTCTGGTTCTTATTCAGCATCACCTTTAGGTGCCTGTGTTTCAGCATTACCTGTTTCAGCACAAGGTTATCCAATTGCAATCGGTGCTGGTGCAGGCGGAGGAACAAGTAATAATGATAAAGGATGTTCGGGAGCAGTTTCAACTTTTTCAACAATTACATCAGCTGGTGGTGGAGGTGGAGGGGCTAGACCAAATTCACCAGATAGTACTTTAGGTATTGCAGGTGGTTCAGGTGGTGGTAATGCAAATGATTCACCGCCAAGCAATACCAATCCAGCAGGAAATACTCCCCCTGTCAGTCCACCTCAAGGACAACCAGGTGGTTTTGGTAGAGGAAATACAGGAGTTAATAAAGCAGGTGGTGGTGGTGGAGCAACTGCAGCTGGAGGCGATGGTGGTCCAGGTGAAGTATCCGGTCCTGGCGGTGCAGGAGCAACAAGTTCAATTAATGCAACTCCAACAGGTAGAGCAGGTGGTGGGGCTGGAGGTATATATTCTGGTGGTGGACACAGTAAAGGAACAGCATCTGACGGTGGTGGAGTAGGTGGTCCAGGAGCACAAAATGGTACGGCCAATACAGGAGGAGGTGGCGGTGGTGCCGGTCACAGCTCTGATCCAGGAACACAAAATGGTGGAACTGGTGGTTCAGGAATAGTAATAATAAGGTATAAATTTCAGAATTAATTATGAGTGAAATAAAAGTAAATAAAATTAGTCCAAGAACAAATTGTGGTACAACACAGTTAGGAGATAGTGGTGACACTATTACAATTCCTGCTGGTGCAACAATTACAAACTCTGGGACTGCAAATGGTTTTGGTGCAGCAGGTGCTGTTAATTGGCAGACAACAATTAAAACAGGTGATTTCACGGCAGTATCTGGAGAAGGTTATTTTGTAAATACAAGTAGTGGTGCAGTAAGTGTAACACTACCATCATCACCTTCAGCAGGTGCTATTGTAGCTGTTTCAGATTATGCAAAAACTTTTGATACAAATACTTGCACATTATCAAGAAATGGCTCTAACATAGGTGGAGCAGCAGATGATGCACTTATTAGTACAGAAGGTATTACAATTACTTTAGTTTACGCAGATTCAACAAAAGGTTGGATTGTAACTGAATCAGGTTTACAATCAGAAGCACCAGGTGCTGAATTTATTGCAGCTACAGGAGGAACAGTAACTACAGTTTGTACAAATTTCAAAATTCATACTTTTACTAGTCCAGGAACTTTTCAAGTAACTAATGCAGGAAATGCAGGTGGTAGTAATAAAATTTCTTATTTGGTTGTAGCAGGTGGAGGTGGATCTGGACAATATTATGGTGGTGGAGGAGGTGGAGGAGGATTTAGAGAATCTAAAAGTCCTGATACTCCTTACACAGCTAGTCCATTAGATGAAACTAATGGATTATCAGTTTGTGCAACATCTTATCCAATATCAATTGGTGCTGGTGGAACTAATAGAGGTGGAGCTCAACCAGGTCTTGATGGTAGTAATTCAGTATTTTCAATTATAACATCTACAGGAGGTGGTTTCGGTGGTGGAAATAATCCAGGCGGAGCAACAGGTGGACCAGGAGGTTCTGGCGGAGGTGGAGGTGGTACTGCTGGTGGTGCTGGTGGTAATGGTAATACTCCCCCAACTAGTCCTCCTCAAGGACAAAATGGTGCAACAGTAGGCGGTACTATAGCTGGTGGCGGTGGTGGAGCAACAGGAGTTGGAGGAAACAATCCTGACAAAAGACAAGGAGGGGTTGGAGCAACAACAAGTATTACAAATTCACCTGTAGGATATGCAGGTGGAGGTGGAGGTGGACCTGAAAGTCCAACAGCTACTGCACCTTGTGGATCTGGAGGAGTAAATACACCAAGTCCAGTTAGTCCTGCTTCATTGAGATGCGGTCAAACTAACAGAGGTGGCGGTGGTGGAGCAGATGGTGGAAATGGAGGAAGTGGAATTGTAGTAATTAGATATAAATTCCAGTAGTTGAATGAACAAAAATTATAATATATAATAGGAGAAATATTATGGCACATTTTGCAAAACTAGGAGCTAACGGAAAAGTTATTCAAGTATTAACTATGGATAATGATAAGATGTTAAACGCTGATGGTGTTGAAGATGAATCAGTAGGTCAACAGTGGTTAGAAACACATAACAATTGGCCTGCACAAATGTGGATTCAAACATCTTACAATACACAAGGCAATCAACATAAAGATGGCGGAACACCTTTTAGAGGTAATTACGCAGGTATAGGTATGACTTGGGATGAAGATGATCAAATTTTTTGGCATAAAAAACCTTATCCATCTTGGGTAAAACATGTAGAATCAGCTTCTTGGAAATCACCTATCGGGGATGCTCCAGCATTATCTGCAGAAGAAACTTCACAAAATGAAGCTGGCACACATTCTTGGGCATACAATTGGAATGAAGAAAATCAAACTTGGGATTTGACAGACTCTGAAGCATAAATTAATAATTGAGGTGGTATGCAAAAAAGAGTATTATCTGAAGTAGCTTTATATCATGGTAATGTAGCAATGCCTCAAGATTGGGACATTGATAGAGATAAATTATCAGGCGACATTCTACAATCACAAATTCAAAACAAACAATTTCCATTCTCAAAAACTTGGGACATGTTAAATACTTATATGCGAGATCACGTTAATCTTGAGTATGGTTTTAATTTAATTAACAAAGACACGTGGGGAAATATCTATAAACCTGCGGAAACAACTATTCCTTTATTAAATATTGATCCAGTAGATTTACGTAACTCTCCAGACTTTACATTATTGTATGGTGTTAAAGTTAAAGATTGTATGGTTAAAATTTACTATGAAGATAACAGACGTAAGGGAAGAAGTTGGGACATAGAACTTACTAATAATAAATTTATTATGTTTCCATCAACGAATATGTATTATTTAAATAACAATCAAAAAGATAGTTTAAATTTTGTACAAACTATAACGTATGAATATATCTAATTATTATTGGTATTTTAGTGGTGTGCTTACACCTAGATTCTGTGACGAAGTAATAAAATATGCTAACGCACAAAAAGAAACAATGGCAATAACTGGTGGTTATGGAAGAGACAGAGATCTCAATAAAAAACCATTGAACAAGGAAGAAGTGAAAAATCTTAAAAAAAAAAGAAACTCTGATTTAGTTTGGTTAAATGATACTTGGATATATAAAGAATTACACCCATATGTTCACGAAGCAAATAGACAAGCTGGGTGGAATTTTGATTGGGAAAGAAGTGAGCCTTGTCAGTTTACCAAATACAAACACAACCAATATTATGATTGGCACTGCGATAGTTGGGATAAACCTTATGAAAAAAAAAACAAAGATGATCCTGACAATGGTAAAATTAGAAAGCTATCTATGACTTGCCAATTAACAGATGGTTCAGAATACACAGGTGGTGAATTAGAATTTGATTTTAGAAATTACGATCCACATATGAGAGATGAAAGTAAACATTTAAGAAGAGCAAAAGAAATTTTACCAAAAGGATCTATTATTGTATTTCCTTCTTTTGTTTGGCATAGAGTTAAACCAGTAACATCAGGCACAAGATACAGTCTTGTTGTCTGGCATTTAGGAAAGCCATTTAGATAATGTATATAAATAATTATTTTAACACGACCATTTGGTCAGAATACAAACCAGAATTTGTAAAATCTTTAAATAAAGCATCTAATAAATATATTAAAGATGCAAAAAACAGAGAAAAAAAATTAATTAAAGAACACGGTGATTTTGGAAGATCTTATCACTCAACACCATTAACAGTTGATAATGACTTTTTAGATTTTAGAAATTACATTGGTCAAAAGTCTTGGGAATATTTAGATCATCAAGGTTTTGATATGAGTTTATACACAACCATGTTTAGTGAATTGTGGGTACAAGAGTTTGCTAAAAAAGGTGGTGGACATCACAATGCACATATACATTGGAATCAACATGTATCAGGATTTTATTTTCTAAAGTCTAGTGAAAAAACTTCTTATCCTATATTTCATGAACCAAGAACAGGTGCTCGTGCTACTAAATTAAAAATGAAACCAAATCAAAAAGGTATATGGGGCGGAACTGAACTTGTACATTTCAGACCTAAACCAGGCACATTAATTATTTTTCCAGGATTTTTAGAACACGAGTTTAGTGTAGACTTTGGTATTGAACCATTTAGATTTATACATTGGAATATACAAGCAGTGCCAAAAGAGATGGCTAAAGATGTTTAAGAAGAAAAAATATACAGTCATTCGTCAAGCAATATCAAAAGACCTAGCAGCTTTTGTTGC